CCTTGCGCATACACTCCATGTTCGGGACACATAAACAGGTTATATTCGTCCGGAGAAGATATCGCAATGATATATTTCTCCGTTTTTGAAATTCTTTTTTTCATTTTCTACGTGATTTTTTGTGATTAGACTTCGATTGCTTCTTCTGACGCATCAGATACGCATTTCCTTTTAACTGCCTGTAGTGATAAACTGACTTCCGGATTTCCTTTGCTGTCTCTCTTGCAGATTCCGTTAATGCTTGGAAAGCACATATTTGACCTTCCATTCTTTCGGCACAACGCAGATATTCCGCTCCAACCGCTTTTATCTCTCCAATACATTTTTCTGTGCCGGAACTATCAATCTTAATCACCATTTCAACCGGACCACGCTTTAACGGTTTACGACGAATAGCCATAAGCCCCGATGCAAGGATAGTGAAGAGAGAACCAAACACGATCATTAGGATGTTACCGGTGAAGTTTCCGTAAGCGAATATCGGCAAACCTACAATCATGCTCGTTAGGATGCCGTAGAACAGTCCTCTTTCGCTCATTCTCATGCCGAGAATAGCAAACACTGTCGGAAGCATTACAGACGAACGTAGTGTCCCGTACAGCAAAAAGAGATAGAGAATAGTTAGACCTGGAATATTTGCTATCAGAATAGCGGAGACGGTTACAATGATCATAGCAAACCGAGCTGCCCGAACTTCATTCGCGAAAAGGATAAAGAGAAAAATATTTTTCTGAAT